TAGGGGCATTAGAAAAGCTGAGGATAAAGAACATGTGGAAATATGGGATATAGCTAGTACAGCTAAATTTAGTAAACGGCACCTCACTGAAAGGAAAAAGTTTTACAATGAGGCACGTTATCCGTTTACAATTAAAAAGATGAAGTATTAAGGTGCAGGATCTGCAGATTCAAAATCGTCTTCATCTGTAGTAGCTGAAGTCATTGTGGTATCATCTCCAGCTTCTTCCATTTCTACTTGTCCACTAACAGCATTAAAGTCAGCAAATCCCCAAGGAATTGTTTGTCCATTTTCGTCCACAATTAAATGAGCAGTAATTTTAGCTACCTGAACTGCATTACCAGCATCATTTTTTACTGTAATAGACATTTCGCCTTCAGCATTAATTTGAGCTGCATCTTCTGTTACTAGTTTACAATCTTTAATAGTAACACCATCAGTTACTCTAAATTTTTTGGTTCCTAATTGTTTAATAATCCAACCAGGTTTTGCTGTGCTACCATCATAAAATCTTACTTTGATTTCATTACCTGCTGCTGTAGGAGGTCCGAAATATTTTTTGTTAATTGGTCTTCCCATTTTTTTCTCCTTAATGACGTTCTAGGTCTACGCTGTGGGGACAGCATAAGTCCGCCCCTGTGCGGCACAAACTTATAAAGTATTTAGTTGATTTTTGTAAATATGTTTGCTAATATAAGAGTTAAATGAGGTTATCATGCTTATAAACACAATAGATAAAAATATGGATCTTAATTTTATTTCTGATGAAATAGAAGAAGATATACGTTTTATGGTTTTGGATTTTACCAATCAACCTGAATTAGATTATATTTATACACCACTAGTTTTTTTAGAAAGCTTTAATGCACCATGTGCTTTGTTGCAAATAGGAGAATATAATCTAGAAGTTCCACTGGATTGGAGTGTAATTATTGCTGATCAATTTTTAGGACAAAGTGAAATAATCAGTATTATGCAAATAGCTGACAGAGGTTTTAGTGCATTTGCAATTAATCCAGATCATGTTAAACCAGAATTTTTACCAATTAATTTAAAAACAGTATATAATGAAAAAAAATGGTATTTGCCTAAGTTAAAAACTGGACATATGTTAGCTGTACCGCTTAGTTTAAAAAGCGACAGCTTGTGTGTGTTTTTTGCAAAAGATTTAACAAAAATAAATGATGTAATACAGATAGATCAATTATGGCTATGATACACATAAAAGAATTAACTAGAGCTGTCGATACCAAAAATAGAAATTGGTACAAAGAATTATCAGAAGCTGAAAAAACTGAATTTAGTGCATGGAAAACCATGCGTTTTATAAGTGCAAATGTAAAAGACAATGAACACGAATTAGGATTATATTTAACAAATGAAATTGTTAATGTTAATTTTAATAGCTTAACAAAACATCCAGAATTACAGTGGAAACTATTGACATGTGTAGGCACAGGAAAAGTTTCTTATCATCCCTGGATCAGTCCAGGTAAAAGAGTAAAAAAAGATCAGCTATTAGAGTGGTTTAAAAATAATTTTAGGAATGAAAAAATTAACAATTTAGAAGTTCTTGTACAGTTATCAGAAAAAAATGAAATATTAGAATATGCTGAACATCAAGGATGTACAGATAAAAAATTAAAAGAGCTTAGTAAAATCTTAAATGACTAAGAAAAAATTTCGATGTGATTTTTGCAAAAAAACTTTTAGTAGAGAACAGACCTTACTTACACATAGTTGTATTTATAGATCAAGATATCAAGACAAAGAAAACCCAGATGTAATTTTAGCTTTTACAATATACAAAAAAATTGTTGATCCTGCAGGAAATAAAAAAATACATTTTGATAAATTTATATATAATAAACTTTATACGAGTTTAATAAAAATGGTTCGTTGGATTAAAGAAAATAAGTTATATAATTCTCAAGAGTATATTGATTGGTTGATTAAAAATAGTGTAAATTTAAATAATTGGAATAAGGAAACTACCTATCAAAATTTTATATATAATTTTTTACAAACAGAAACTCCAGAAAGAGCCGTAGAGAGATTTGTAATTCTTGCAGAAGAATGGGCTATAGATACCAATAATTACTGGCAAGAGATTTTTACAAAAGCAAACACAAACTGGATTTGTCATAAAATACAAATGGGAGTGATTAGTCCATGGATTTACTTGGGTAGTGATGTAGGAAAAGAAATGTTAGGTAGACTAAATCAGGAACAATTAGAATTAGTACTGGGTTGGTTAGAAGCAATAGCAAATGTTTTTCAAAGGAAAATTAAAAATCAAGACTTACTATGGATGAACAATTTGTTTTCGTAGATGCAGACATTGATATAGATCTTGCTGATAGAAATACTTTATTAAGTAAAATAGACAACATTCCTGCAAGTATAATAGAAGAAAATAATCTTTCTAAACATAAAACAGGCGTATATTTTCAATCTGTTCCTATAGATCCTCTAAGCGGATACTGTAGTGTAGACCATAAAAAAGCATATGATTTAGGGTACTTTAAAGTAGATTTTTTAAATGTGAATGTGTTATCAGATTTAGAATCTAATGATTGTATCTATGACTTAATTAACAAAGACCCTGATTGGACTAAATTACAAGATCCTGATATTGTAAAACAATTATTTCATATTCACAATCATTTTAATATTTTAAATGAAATGAAGCCTAGTAATGTAGAACAATTAGCAGCAGTATTGGCTATTATTAGGCCTAGCAAAAGATATTTATTAGGTAAATCTTGGTCAGAGGTTTTAGAACAAGTATGGACGAAACCAGAAAATGAAGAATATTTTTTTAAAAAAAGTCATGCTATAGGATATGCACTAACAATTGTAATGCAATTAAATTTACATTTTCCTAATTAATTTTACTTGACGTCTTTTAACACGTTTTTGAAATATATTTTTTAAACTTACACTGGGTCCTTGTAATATCTCATAATCTTTACTATGAAATACTCGCAATGTTTTAGAAAATATACTAAATCTTTTTCCTAAAAATAAGTTAATAGGCATAATTCTATTACTTTCCCACCACCATTCTTCTCCGCATTTTATAAATTCTTTTTTATCTAGATCTACTGTTAAAACATTATAATCATAAAAACTTACAAAATTTTGATCTGTATGTTGTATAATACCAACATATTCGTTCTTATTTACTTTTATTACACTTAAAAATGGATACTCTTCGAACTTCATATTAATTTGATAAATATTTTAAAAAAGAGAGCTTTATGAATTTCACTCAAGATATTTATGATATTCCGATCATACAAGAAATTGTCATAAGCTCTAGTACAAGTGGAAGCCCAGTGAGTGAAATACTTTTTCCTAGAGCAAAAACTATCCCTATAAACAAGGGTTATACTAGTAATGTTACTTTTCATGTTAGAGACGAAAATAAAAAAATTAAAAATGTTGCTGGTTTAAATTTAGTAGCAAGATTATATAATGTTGATCAAACAGTACTACTAATAGAAAAACCTTTACTAAATACTGATTTAGCAAAAGGAATAGCAACACTTGTATTTACTCCAAACGATATTCAGGATTTTGAACCTGGATTATATAACTTATATATAAGCATGGGATCACAGCAAAATAATACTGTCTTATATAACAATAGAACTTATGATACAAATTTGACAGTTGAAATTTTACAAGGTGGTAGTATAACTTATACAGCACAAGAAATAAATTTATTTTATCCCACTACAGATCCAAATATTACAATTAGTGAACCTGTTGAGGCACAAGCAACTCAATTACTTAACAGGGGAGGTTTAGCAACAATAGCTGTCTATGCAACTGGTTTTACTGGTAACTTATATTTAGATGGTACATTAGAATTACATCCTAATAGTCAAACAAATTGGTTTTCCGTACCTCTTTATTGGAGTCATCCTCACTATGAATATCAGAATTTTAGTGGTATCGATCCTCATAACTTGGTTTGTTTTGCAAATTTTGTAAGATTTAGGTTAGAAACCACATCTGGAACTGTTGACAAAATACTATTTAGAGGCTAGAATAATACTATTATGATAGTACATGATTTAGTCTCAAGATATCTACCTCTAGGTTCTCGAAGTAATCCCAGTGGATGGATTAGCTTTAATTGTCCTATGTGTACTACTAGAGGCGAAAGGCGTCCAGATAGTAAACGTAGGGGAGGATTGCGTTTTAATGAGGATAATAGTATAACTTATAATTGTTTTAACTGCGGATACAAAACTGGATGGAGTCCAGGAAAAAACATAACCAAAAGTCTACGAGAATTATTACTTACCTTTGGTACTCCTAAAAATGAAATACAATTAGTAAATCTCCAATTAATGGACAACAAACCATTAATTAAAACAGAAACTAAAAAGACAAATACTTTACCTGTTTGGGAAGCTAAAGAATTTCCTCCAAATACAAAAAGTATTGTAGATGCTGAAGTATCAACAGAATATGTTGCAGCAGTAGAATATTTGGCAGAAAGAGAGTTGCTAGATTTAGCTGATTGGCATTATAGTACCTACCAACACTTTAAAAATAGAATTATTTTACCATTTAAATATAAAAATAAATTAGTTGGTTATACTGCTAGATCTATTCCAGAGCTTATAAAAAATAATAAGCGACAACCTAAGTATATTAATAATATGCCAAAGCATTTTATATATGGGTTAGATACAATATTGCCTGAATATAAATATGTTTTGGTTTTTGAAGGTCCTTTCGATGCAATTTGCTGTAAAGGAGTAGCAGCAATAGGAAATACAATTAATGATACTCAGGCTGAAATTTTAAATAAATTACGCAAACAAATTGTAGTTGTTCCTGATAGAGATATTTCAAGTATGAGCTTTATAAAATCAGCTATAAAATACGGCTATACAGTTAGCTTTCCTAAATGGAATGATAAAATAAAAGATGCAAATAGTGCAGTTATAGAGTATGGTCGACTTTTTACTGTAAATAGTATATTATCAAATATTGTATCAAATCCTATAAAAACAGAAGTACAAGCAAAATTATGGCTCAAGAATTAGAGTACAATAAACAATTACAAGAACTTTTTGTAAAATTTTTAGCAAGTGACACTGAGCTTTTTACAAGATGTCAAAGTATAACACGCAAAGAATTTTTTGATAATCATTTACAAGAAATTGTAGAGTTTCTAGATGAACATGTCAGTGTTTATCAAGTTTTACCAACAAGAGAGCAACTAATAGGTATCTATGATTTTGATTGGCATGATATACTGGATGCAAAAGAACAACACAAAAAATGGTTTATTGAAGAATACGAAAAATTTTGCAGACATAAAGCACTTGCTTTGGCAATTTTGGAATCTACAGATTTGTTACAAGAGGACAAATATGGAGAAGTAGAAAGAATTATCAAAGAAGCAGTCCAGTTAGGACTTCCCAAGAATATGGGAACACAATATTTTGAAGATCCTAGATCTAGACTGGAAAAAATAAAAGACAATAATGGAACAACTAGTACTGGGTGGCAAAGTTTTGATCGGGTATTATATGGAGGATTTAATAGGGGAGAGCTTAATATATTTGCTGGAGGAAGTGGCGCAGGTAAAAGTTTATTCTTACAAAATTTAGCTCTTAATTGGGCATTAGCAGGTATTAATGTTGTTTATGTAAGCTTAGAACTTAGTGAAGGATTGTGTAGCATGAGAATGGATAGCATGCTTACTGGTTACGGTACAAAAGACATTTTTAAAAACATGGACGATGTTGAATTAAATGTTAAAATGAAAGGGAAAAAAAGTGGAAACTTGCAAATCATACAAATGCCAAACGGCGTAACTATAAATGATATTCGCAGCTATTTAAAAGAATTAGAAACAAAATCAGGTAAAAAAACACAAGCAATTTTAGTTGATTATTTAGATTTAATGATGCCTGCTCAACGAAAAGTTCCACCTAGTGATCTGTTTATTAAAGATAAATTTGTAAGTGAAGAATTACGTAATTTAGCAACTGAGTTAGAAATAGTTATGGCAACTGCTAGCCAGCTAAACAGAGGTGCAGTAGACGAAGTAGAATTTGATCACAGTCATATTGCTGGAGGTTTAAGTAAAATACAAACAGCAGACAATGTTGTAGGTATTTTTAGCAGCAAGTTAATGCGTGAACGTGGAAGAATGCAAATACAATTTATGAAAACTAGAAGCAGTAGTGGAGTTGGCAGTAAATTAGATTTAAAATTTGATGTAAACAGTTTAAAAATTAGTGATCTTGATGAAGATGAAGCAGAAGAAAAGCCGGAAAGCATATATGAAAGCATTAAACGTAAAACTGAAACAAGTGTAGAAGAAGCACCAAAATTAGATCCAGTAGATCATAGTGAAAGGCTTAAAAATTTATTGCGGAAAATGAATTAAATGTTGCTTAGTACTTGCAATAAAGCTTTTCTGCTTTCAGAAGGTATAGGTCTATTGTCAGCTAAAGTAGTAATGGCTTGTTGAGCGTTTTGTACTATATCCATAGGTAGGCCACTAAACTCAACCATGTTTAAAATTTTATT